CGTTAGTGCCTGTAGGTGGTGAGCAAAAGATTGTACTGCAAGCAACAGATGTGTTGAAGGTGCAGTCTGACACAGCCAATAGTGCTGATACAGTGTTGAGTATTCTGGAGATAACCTGATGGCTTATATTGGCAATCCCCCTGCTGACAGATATAGCAGTGTAAGCTACCAAGACCTGACAGGCGGTACTGGCACTAGCTTTACGCTGGACTATTCTGTTGGTAGTGCTAATGAGATTGAGGTGTTTGTAAATAATGTGCGTCAAGAGCCGAGTGTAGCTTATACAGTGGCAGGAACTGCACTGACCATGACAGGCACTATAGCAAGCACAGATGACTTCTATGTGGTGTTTCAGGGTAAGGCACAGCAGACTGTCACACATCCAGCCACACACGCCTTAGAAGCTACTGATGGTACATTTACTGGTGATTTGACCGTAGACACAGATACACTGCATGTAGATAGCACAAACAACCGTGTTGGGGTTGGCACTACCTCTACAGTAGCGCAATCAAAGATGACTGTTGCTGGTAATTCATTGTCTATTACTGGATACGACAACGGGTTTACTTCTGGCGGTAACAGGGCAATGATTGACTTTGGCGCAAACTATATGCGTCTAGGTGGATTAACAGGCGGTGGTTCTACTGTAAACGGTATTAAGTTTATCACTCCTGCTGGCGGTGATGCGGCTATTTTGGATAGCGATGGTCTAAAGTTTAACGGTGACACAGCCTCTGCAAATGCGCTGGATGATTATGAGGAAGGTACTTGGACACCTACGCTTGTTGTTGGCACTGTAACAAATGCATATGGACATTATATTAAAATTGGCAGAAAGGTGTGGATTGGGTTTGCTTTATCAACTGTTAGTGATGCAACATCAGCCAGTAACCTTGAGATAAATAACTTACCGTTCACACCTAGTGGATTTAGCAATAATTCTACCGCAGGAGCAGTGTTTAGTAGGTATATTAGCCCAGCACCTGATGCTGTTTATATTGCTACTAATTTATACTTTTATAATAATGGTGGTACTGGTAATTTTGGAAGTTTACTGCACTCACATATAACCAGTGCGGGTAGTTTTGCGCTATATGGTGAAGCAACATATTATTCAACCTCATAACACCCCAGTTGGATTACTGGGTAGTCAGTCCAGCCAAAGGAGATAAAAATGGCACTAACAAAAGAAACAACCGAAGATAAGATTGAAGTAGTTGGCGATTACAAAGCTATTCAAATCAGAACAGCTACAGTAATCAAAGACGATGGCACAGAGATTAGTCGTAGCTTCCATCGCAAGGTAATCCACCCTTGTGTGAAGTCAGGCGATACTTGGTCAGATTATGACACATCATCTGAAAGCACAGAGGTACAGGCTATTGCTAGTGCTGTGTGGACAGACGCAGTTAAGACTGCATACAAAGCAATGGTTGATGCACAGAGCATCTAACGGAGAGAACAGTGGCGTTAAGTATATTATCACCAGATAGCTTAGACCTAACACAAGACTTTGCTGGCATACATCTTGGCGGCACTGGTTCTGCTAATCAGTTAGACGATTATGAAGAAGGCACTTGGACACCAGCTTTGAATGCTGGCTCTGCATCAACTTTATATCCTAGATACATTAAAATTGGAAATTTAGTTCATTTGTCCGCACAGTTATATGACTTTACGGATAGGTCTAGTAGTAGCGGTATTCTTATAAGTGGATTGCCTTATTCTTCTTCAACACAACAAAGAGTATCACAAGGCATTATGGGAAGATATTTTAATGGAGGTGGTGATGCTATTGTTTTGTACCTATTCCAAAATTCTTCAAGTCTTTATGTTTATACTACTAATCAAGGGGCAGATTACAATCAATCAACATATAGTAATCTAAATAGTTCATATGCCGCAATTTTTTTAACTCTAACTTATTATACAGATTAACCTGATTGGATAAACAATGGCATACATAGGTAAATCCCCGACAGGCACAGGCATAAGGCAACGCTATTACTTCACGGCGACAGGCGGTGAAACCAGCTTGTCTGGCACTGATGACAACGGCCTGACACTATCCTATACAGATGGTGCATATGTAGATGTTCTGCTTAACGGCATTGAGTTGGTAGCTGGCACTGACTACAACACCAGCACTGCTAACACGATTGCTGGGCTATCTGCACTAGCGGCTAGTGATGTTGTAACTGTGACTGTGTACGACATCTTTACTGTAGCTGATACTGTGAGTGCCAAGAATGGTGGTACGTTCAGTGGTAATGTTGTGTTCAACGGCAACACTACAGGGCTTGACCTGAATGGCACAGACCTAATCCTAGACGCTGATGGCGATAGTAAGATTGAAGCTGGCACAGATGATACAATTAACATCATCTCTGGCGGTACTACAGGCTTCACTATGAATAGTGCTGGGGTTATTACACAGCCTACCAAGCCAATGTTTGATGTGCGAGGTGCGTCATCAGGTCAAAGTCTGTCCAGTGGCACATTCACAAAGGTGCAGTTTAACGATGAACAATTTGACATTGGCGGTTACTATGACCCAACAACCAATTATAGATACACACCGCTTGTAGCTGGTAAATATTTTATTTACGGTAAAGCATACATAACTTTTGGAAGTAGTAATATTACTAACACTTTAATTACTATTTATAAAAACGGGGCAGATGTTGCTCGTTATCAAAGAGTAGGAAGTTCAGCGACCTACGGTAGCGTAAGTGTAAGTGCTATTATTGATTTTAATGGAAGCACTGATTATGTAGAAATATACGCTCGTCAAACAGCTAGTACTGATGCAGTTTTGTACGCACATGACCAGTATGGTGCTTTTTTTGGATATTTAATAGGGTAAATTATGGCAAACTATAAAAACATAACTATTTATGAGATGGATTTATCCACTGTAGATGTGCCTAAAACAGCTAGCTTCTTGTTAGAAGCAACCGACTGGACACAGCTACCAGATAGCGGCCTGACAGATGCGTGTGTAGCTTTGTTTGCTACCTATCGTGCAAGCATCCGCACTATCAGACAGACAACACCAGCCAACCCCACTTGGCCTGATGCACCTACAGAGGAGTGGTCATAATGAGCAGAGCAAGAGACTTAGCAGACTTAGGTGGCAATGCGAACGATGGCTTCAATCCTAGCAATATCAAAGAACAGCTTGCTATGGTGTGCGATGGTAATAATTATACAGTTTCAAGTGGCACATATACATCAACAAATGTAACTACTTGGCAAGAGGTAACACAAACCTATTCAGATGTAAATGGTTCTAGCATATCATATACACCACCAAGCGGTTCAGTTTGTGTTCTTTATGAGTTTATATTCCAGTATAGTTTTCAAGATGTTCATGCAATTAACAACTTTAGATTTTACATAGATAGTGATGAAGTTACTAATCAGAGAGCTACAATTTCAGGAAATAGTCACCCTCACCAACATGTTAGTTTACGATATGTAATACCGATTGGTGGTACAGCGAGTACAGCAACAGGTAGACAGGCAAGTTGGACTACTGCAAAAACACTTAAACTGACATCTAGGGGATATACTTCCAGCAATGACGGCAGATTTTTTAATTCAAAGTATTGGGATGGTGTAGGGGATAACATTTTTAACCAACCAAAATTGATTATTACAGCTTACGGATAATAAAAATGACTGATACAGCAGAAGAAAAGTTAGAAAAATTGCGTATTACTAGAGATGTTCTTTTGTCAAACACGGATGTGTGGGCGTTATCTGACCGCACTATGACACAAGCACAGATAGATTACCGTCAAGCACTTCGTGACATCACGGATAATGCTACATCTCTTGACGATGTTACTTGGCCTACAAAACCATAGCGGATGCAGAATGATGGATAACAACATTACAGACACAGCTATTGTAGCAAGCGCAGTATCAGCACCAGTATGGTTGCAAGAAGTAAACCTAATAGCTGGTACTATACTGGCTACAGTAGGTATTATCATAGGTATAGTGCGTCTGTACTATATGGTTAAAGACAGAGGAAAGTAAAATGTTAGCGGAGATAGCCGCCGCCAATGCCGCATTTGCAGTAATTAAAACGGCTATCAAGAACGGCAGAGAGATTGCTGATGTAGCTGGCAAGGTAGGTGAATATGTTAATGCTACTGAAGACCTACGCAAGATGGGTGAAAGAAAGAAGCACAAAGGTCGCACTGACCTTGAGGAGTTTCTTCACTTGGAAAAACTCAAGCAACAAGAAGAAGAACTGAAGCAGTGGATGATATATGCTGGTCGTCCAAACCTTTGGTCTGACTGGCAGAAGTTTCAAGCAGAGGCTAGGAAAGCTAGACAGGCGGCAAGAGAAGCAGAACGCAAGCGTATGAAGAAGATAGTTGAGACTGTAGCGTTAGTCTTGTCTGTGCTGAGTATGATAGCCGCAATGGTAATATTAGGTTGGTGGATAATTTATCTGAAGGGTCTGTGATGGAAGTTACTATGGAACGGTTCTTGGCTTGGAAGATACTGCCACGCTTGATGATGTTCATAATGACATTTATGTATATCAGAGTGATTGAATGGGGTATGTCTCTGGATGATTTAAGTACGCAACAGAGTGCTATGATTAGTGTTGTTAGTGGTGCTATGACTGGTGCTTTCGCTGTGTGGTTAGGAAGCGAAAAGAAATGATACAGTTACTAGGTGTTGTAGGCAGTCTTGCTCAGACATTTCTTGAAGGCAAGGTAGAGAAGCAAAAAGCCAAGTCTGAGATTATGAAGACTGCGGCACAGCATGACAGCAAGTGGGAACTGATTATGGCTGAGTCTACAAAATCATCTTGGAAAGATGAGATCATAACCATTGTTGTACTTGCACCATGTGTGCTTACATTCATCCCTGGAATGGAAGAGGTAGTACAGCGTGGGTTTGAGAGGCTAAATGAACTGCCTCAGTGGTATCAGAACATATTATATGTAACGATACTTGCTGGTCTTGGTCTTAAAGGTCTTGATAGGTTTATGAAGAAGTAGTTACTTAAAGTAACCTCTATGGCTTGAGTAGTTATCAGAACGCTTTTTGTATGTTCTGATTTTAGTAGGCTTTGCTTCTCCTACACCAGTAGGTTTGATGTATAGAGCCTTTAGTCTTATTTCTCTGAGATATGCCTTAAATTCTTCTATTGGCATTTCTGCTAGATTATTATATCCTTTTATCATCATTGCCCTCCTCGGCAGTGGTATGGGAAGGATAGGGGGATGCTCAGGTATTAACTGGCTTCCCTCTATTCAACTGAGACCATTACATCCTGCCCATTACCGCCTAGTATATCTTCTATTAAAAATATCAACATTTGGGTTACAGATGCTTTGTCCTCACTGTCACCGTAAGCCCATATGAGATAGTTAGTTTTACCAATGTCATCATCGGTTATTGTTACAGATACACGAACTGATTCATCTATCTGTGCTAGTGCGACAAACATTTGCCTGTAAGCAGTATAAACGCCAGCACCAGTTATCCAGAGGCAGTCCTCTTGGTGCATGGTTTCTGGCGAATATATCTGTGCTTTCTTAGCCAATAGGCTTTGCAAACGTCTGTCAGATAAGGCTTTGTTCATCATCTGTATAACGCTTTGTTCTGATTGTTCTACCTTCTGAATAGTTTTCATAAGGCTTGGTAAGGTTCTGCCAACCTTTGCCATAATAGCATTTGTGACAGAACCTATCTCCTGCGGCTGTTACAATAAACTTGTCTGTTTGACAGTTAAACATAGTGCCGCATTCTCTGCAACGAGCAAAAGTATAAAGCTTCTCACGAGGCTTTGAGTTTGTTTTTCGCTTTCTTGAACTCATCAGTAACTTGACCCTTTGCAACCTTGCCTAATGTTGAGATTGCGGCAGAATGCTTACGCCACATGCTGTCAATCTCATCAGTTGTTTTGGCTTTTGTAAAGTCTTCGATGATAAGAGAGCTGTCTTGTTCATCTAAGTCCATAGGCAAATCCTCACCAGCATAGACATTGAGTCCAAGACCGTGAAAGGCAATAGCTTTGACAAGACAACGCTGAAGAGCCTTGTTTACCTGTGCGCCATCTGGGTGTGTAACAGAAGCATTCTTGTTGTCCATAACGTAATGAATCTCTGTGTGCTTGATGTCTTCGATTGTGACAGACACAGCAACGTATGTATGACCTTTAGTGTCACGCATAAACGGTAGCGGATTGTCTTGATTGTCACGGAAGATATGCTTCTCGAATGTAGCGTTGGGGTATTTCTCTTTGACAAAAGCCCAAGCCCATGCCCATGAGAGATAGTCGAATCTGCCCTTCTGCTCTACTTCTTTAGATACATCAAAGCGTGATAGGTTATGCCATACTGAATCAGTCATTGTGAATTACCTCTCTGAATAAATAGTGGAATCTGCAACCTTCATTGTTAATAGCTTGCACTTGGCTATAATTTAGGTCTTCAAGCTCTTGGAATGTATATACCAATGAGCCTAGCAATTTTGATACATCTTTGATTGATTCAATTTGCTGTGGCGTTAATGTTTCCAATAGCTTTTTTGTTTCAGCTACCTGTTTCTTTGGTCTACCTCTAGGCATCTTTGTCCTCCTTTGGTGGGATATGGGTGCAGGTTAGTGTGCCAGCACGAGAACGTGTGACACGAATCTTGTGGCCTTTCATGTTGCCAGATAGGTCGTAATCCATACGCCTACACTTCTCAGGTATCTTGGCTTTGAACATAGCTTTAGCTTCGTCACCGACTGTGACAGCTTGCTTTGCATCCATGATGTGCTGTGCTTGGAAGCCGAACAGATGGTCGTCTTCATCTGACCAATCAGGCAAGTCTTTCATGTCCATCGTAAACATATCTGAGTAGTCTACAGGTGGCATTGCGATAGGATCATGAGGTGTCCAGCCTTGATAGTATGCCCAGAATGATTCGCAGTTAGCAATGTAATCTTCACACCAACGCTCATCTTTCTTAATCATACGCCATTCTAAGCGACATCTAACACCAAATAGGGCAACAAGATAGCAACGGTCGCTACCAGCCACAAGCATATGGTGCTGACATTGTGGCGCATATAGGTCACATAGTTCCTCCATGTCCTTAAACCCAAAATGAGTTTTAATTTCCAGTGGAGCATTATCCCCAACAACACGACCATCAAAGGTAGAATGCATAGGGACATTGTTAATAAGAATAGTTTTCCCACCGCCACGAAAATTCACCT